CTGATGCTAGGTCGTCCCCATCTTCATTAGCCCACTCTGCTGGCGCTGCGTTCTTCACGTTGTTCGTGGAAGAAGGAAGCAGCGCCTTGAAAGAACCGCCCGCACCCTCAGACAGTAGCTTGCTCATGTCATCGAACGACTGGAATCGGCCAATCTTTCCAAGGTCGGGAAGTTCAAAATCCGGGGGAACTGGAGCCTTGGTCTTCTTGAGGTCTGGCTGCACCGTGTAGCGGGTCTTCATCTTGTCCTTGTTACCGATCTTGGTAAGGATGATGTTGTGGCCTTCCTCACGATCCGTGATGTCCAGCTCGTTCGCAAGCACGATAGAAGCGATCTGCTCGTAGATAGTGGAAGTGGAAGCGTAGACCTGAACCTTTGCATCGCCCACGGCAAACGGAGGCTCCGCGTCTGGACGCTCCTTCTTCCAATCCGCAATGTCCTTTGCAGTGTACACAGCGTCCGCCAAGTCCACCACGGACATTAGGTACGCCACCTTTGCTCGCAAATCCTTCGCCAGTTCCTGCGCCTGCACATTAGACTTCTGCGTACGCAACTGCTCTACGAAGTCACAAATCGGGCAATCAGGGTCTTCACTTCCAGGAGTCTTCTTGGGGCAAAGAACAGGACCTGCCTCTTCTGCTACGTTCCAATGCTGCCACACCTCTCGCCAAAAAACGCCAGCGAAAGTACCCTCATCCGTCCAGGGAGGCAGGATTCGGATGCGATTTACACCTTCTTGTGGCTTCCAGAACTTCATACTGGGACCGCCACCACGGGTCATTCGCGCCTGAACCTCTGCCTGAGCCTTCTTCAACTTTGAGATATCTAGTGCCATGTTTTCTCCGTTTAGTTAGTTACTACCGTTTGGTAGAATTGAATCACTAACCTACCACAGTGTAGGTTAGTGTCAACCTCTATCTCGAAGCTCCCGACCTATCACAACTGCATCGGCCCGGAACTCCGTACGCTGATTAGCCCCCAAAGAAACAAGCATTTCTTTTCTGGCAGCCATTGAATCCCTAGCCGCCTTCAATAGTCCGTGCTGCTTTTCTGCGTCCATGAGTTCAGACTGAACAGCGACGTATCTGTCATCTGTGATGACCATGTTTTCTATCATTTTTTCTGTAGTCTTAACCCCACTGTTCATCATCTCGCCCCGCTTCTCAGCGTCAAGAACAGCGTACATGCGCTTCAAGTCTATGTCTAGACGCCTAACTTTGTCAGCAGCTAGTTCAAAGCAGGTGGCGTAGTAGGCAAACCGCTCGGCGTGAGATGCAAATTCAGAAGAAAGGTCTGACCTATTGATGTACAGGTGCTCGTCTAAATGTGAGTCGTAATCCACAACGCCCACGGTATGCACAGGTACTAGGTCACTAAGCTTGGTGTTATCCGACATTTTTAGCTCCGAGGAAAAGGCACTCTAGCAAGCAGTGCCTTGGTGTCAACCATTGTTAAGGTGCCCTACGGGTTTTCTACGTGCAGCGCCTTCTTAGCTCCCCAAGATTCCGTAGAAGACGAGAATTCAGCCACAATAGGCACAGTGAACTTCCAGGCTTCCATAGCCTGTTTGATAGCAGGTAGTAGGTATAGCTCGTCTTTGTGCATGTATAGCTGCACTTCGTCGTGTACGAAGTTCACGAGTTTACTTTTCTTGCCGTTCAAGATGTTACGGATTCGTACTACGGCAATTTTAAACATGTCTGCGCACGTAGACTGGATGAGAAAGTTTACGCCCTGTCGTTGCGCTCGTGCTTCCATCCGGAACAAAGAATCGTCCTTCAGTATCTTGCGAGCATGAGCACAAGGCAAGTGTCGCACTCTTCCGAAGTAGTTAGTAAGCTCAGCGTTGTCTTTGACTAAACGATTTCCCTGGTTGATGAAACGCTTAACGCCTACATACTTAGCGAAGTACTTGTCTATGAATTCTTGACAAGCGTTCACCCATTCTTCGTCTGTCGCGTTCTTGTATTTCGCTGGCCTTTCCACTTGCTCAGACAGTCCTGGAGCACCTACACCGTAGATTGTCCCGAAGTTTATTCTCTTAGCTACGCCACGAAGCAAGGAATACTCTGCGTTCTTCGGATGATTCTCATCTTTTAGGATTTGAGACACCTCAGCTATGTCAAGACTAAACATCTCGCAAAAAGTGCGAGTATGAATGTCGTGCCCCTTCGCGTAGGCATCCAGCAGCAGGGGGTCCTGAGAGTAGTGTGCAGTAAGCCGTACTTCTACCTGTGAGTAGTCGGCAAACACATAAATATGGTCGTCATCCCAAGGGATAAATGCTTTACGAATAGTCTTATCCCTGGCCGGAATGTTCTGTAGGTTCGGGTTTTGACTGGACATGCGTCCGGTGCTTACGTTCTGATTGAACGAGCAGTGTAAAACGTTGTCTGGCGTCAACTTCTCCAAGATACCATCTATGTAGGTTCCTTTGACCTTTGCGTACTCTCTCAACTTAAGAATATCTTTTACTATATCGTATTTGCCCTTTAGCTTCTCAAGCACTTTTTTATCCAGGGCGTAGCGTCGCTCCTCTTCGTTCTCTAAGTGCTCTGTAGCTTCAGTGAACTTAGTCAGCTCTACTCCGTGATCTTGAAGTGCGCCAACCAATTGCTGAACAGACTTTAAGTTGATGTCGCCTATGACAGACTTGATCTTTAGGTCAAGTTCAGCCATCTGCTTATCGAACTCCACTCCCGCGTGCATTAAGTGCTCTCTGTTAATGCGTACGCCATGCTCTTCGGCCTCATATAGCGCTAGCATCAACTGCTGCTCATTCTTGTACAGCGCAGTTAGTCCTGGAGTCCAATTTATGTGCTTGACGCAGTACTCGTATACCTTGTACGTCAAGAACGTGTCTAACGCGGCGTACTCGGTCATGAGGCTAATAGGCACCATGCCGTAGTGAATGTCTTCTTTGTTTGCTTTAGCGTACGGATGGTTGTGTAGTATCTCCGAAGCAATGTGCTTTTTCAGAGATGCGCGGTTCAGATGCTGATACGCGAGGTCTTTGCAGAGTTTGTCAGCTTCCGCCATTACAAGCTTACGGAATGCATCGCGCCGCAGTCTGGACTCTTTCGTGCGCCAGTCAGATATTTCCTTTTCTTTGGCATTGGCGTTACCTGCAACGATGCCTTTATGCCATCGACCTAAGTCGTCTTTCCACCCAGATGCAATAGTCTTTAGTGCTCCTGGAGCGTTTTCATCATAGAAATGCCATAATGTTCGCGTGTCGTGAATCTTGCAAGCAATCTTTATGCCTTCTCTGGTGTAGAAATGATAATCGAATTTACAGTTGTGCCACAACGTAGTGCGGCTGGTCTTACTAAAGAAGCAGATTAGGTCATCCCGGATTTCTTCAATAGTAAGCTGCTCCGGTGCCTGTGTCTCTTGAATAGACTTCTCGTGCCTGACCGGCACGTAGAAGTGCATGTCTCTCCAACCAAAGGACAAACCGACTATGCGGTCACCGGAATGCCAGTTAAATCCGGTCGTCTCAGTATCACAAGCTACTAAATCTTGGGATTCAAGCAGCTTGTAGAAGACGTCCCATTCTACTTTGGTGTTAACAAGAAAAAGTTTTGAGTCGCCAACACCAGTCCAGCAATTGAATGTGACTCCATTGAGTTGTCGGGTTGGAAGAGCTTCATTATTTATCATGGTTGTGTTTATTTACGAGTGAGTTAATTTGTGTATGCAAACCCTCTGTGCCTTGTCGCATACCCTCTGTAATTCTAGGGTCGCCTACGCAAGTGTACGTCCTGCATGTAGTCGGTCGAATGTCATAGATTCCACAGGAATTCTCAGGGGTCAAGAACGGGCAAGGATCTCCAATTTTTCCTTCTAAGAAATAGTCAGGTTTGAACGGCAAGCCTGCCATTACGGGTAACAAGAAGTTACTCCTAAGCTGCTTATACATCTCAGGAGTTAGCTGAACTGCTGCATCACCGTAAAGGCCGCTTTCATATTCCTCTTTGCTGATGTTTACAGCGAAAGCAGAGCAGCACGCAGCTGTTTTACACGACGAACAAGGAGGCTTCAGGTGATCAGGTAAAGGCGGTACGCGGTCGTGCAGCACTCGCAGATTCAACTGCTTTTTGTTCTTCTTGAAAAGGTCACTTTGTATGACTTTTGGACGTTCTAGCTTTTCCAAGCCAAGAGTGCTTGTTTTCTCTTTTACAGGCTCAGGTAATTGCACTTGCTGCACATTTGCCGGGACAGAAAATGGGGCATCACGCAGCTTTCCTTCATTGGCTAGCTTTTGAATATGAGTAGGCTTTAGTATAGCCAGGTGCACTGGCTTTTTTAGTATGTCCTCGCTCATTACTTTTTCTTTCCCATGACATGCCGACTCATTTTCATGGAAGTTGGGTCTTTTTTAAGCATCGCTTTAGTGTGGTCTCTAGACCTTTTGCGCAAATGCTTTGCTTGGTCATCCTTACTCATCAGAGAGTAAGAAGCGACATTAGTCGCTGACATTACGTAGTTACTCAGCGTACCGCACTCAGGGCATTTTTGCGCTTCTTCACCACGCCTAACAATGTCTGCCCACTCATGTCCACAGCTGTCGCACAAGTACTCGCGGCTTATCCAACCCATACACCCTCTTTACTGCATCCATTAAAGCAATAGCGTGAAATTTCTGCCATATACGGATGCGCTTAGTCATTGGTTTACATTTACGTACGTTACCTGCTGGTATATCCACTATCTTAGAAAACGACACAGCAGAGGACAAGTACACCGCCAGGGGTTCGTTCAAGTCTACTTGACAATGCTGTGCTGCGTCTAACCAGACACGCAACACCTTGTGACCGTTTATTAGCAGCAAGTGGGAATTGCTAGCGGCTGCCCACAATACGGTACCATAGCTGCCATAACGTTTTTGAAAAGAAGCGACATCACGATGGTGCCAGCGTAAAGGAAGTCGCCCGTCACCGGGCAGTTGCTCAAGGATAGTAGAAAGGACATGATCCGATCTTCGACCCTGGTTAACATAACCGGTGCGGGCATATTTATACTCTTCAGATATCTCTAGATCAACGGTTGTCGCCACTGCCCTGCAGTGTGCCACGAGCCTTGCGAGAGCGCAACTTTTCTATATTTCCTTCAGCAACCTCAGCCATAGAAAATCCTAGTTCTGAGCTAAGACGGGCAACGTACCATAAGCAGTCGCCTAGCTCCTTTTTGAGCGCCGCTCTCGTTTCTTCGTCTAATACTCCGGCTTTGTCACGCAACACCTTTTTGATTTTCTCTGCGACTTCTCCCGCTTCACCACAAAGCCCAAGTGCAGGATACACGAAGTTTGATCCTACGTTGGGATAAACTGCTGTCGTACTAACGGCGTCTTGATAGTCTGTGAAGTCCATATATTAGTCTCCCTTACGTATAAATGTCGTTTCTAAGCTCTAAGATACCTAAAATACTCTCATACTCAAGAGCAGTATTACAGTTGAGTAGTATGTTAGCTAACTCTAAGGTTTCGTTGGAGAGTGGGAGAAACAAGTGCTTTAGAGCATTGGGGATTCCCATCTCCTCCAATATTGCTTCACCGTCACCGTCACCGTGACCGTTACCGTTACCGTAACCGTTACCGTCACCGTCACCTTTACCGTCACCGTCACCGTGACCGTTACCGTCACCGTCACCGTCACCGTCACCGTCACCGTCACCGTGACCGTTACCGTCACCGTCACCTTCACCGTCACCGTGACCGTTACCGTCACCGTAACCGTTACCACCGTCACCGTTACCGTTACCGTCACCGTGACCGTTACCGTTACCGTAACCGTTACCGTCACCGTTACCTTCTAGCGTAGACATACATCTCTCCTAAGCTCTAGAATACCTAGGATACTCTCATACTCAAGAGAGGTATTACAATTGAGTAGTATGTTAGCTAGCTCTAAGGTTTCGTTGGAGAGTGGGAGAAACAAATACTTTAGAGCATTGGGGATTCCCATCTCCTCCAATATTGCTTCTACTTCACCACCGGTACCGTTGCCGTTACTGAAGTCGTTACCGTAGCTATCAGTGTAGCCACAACCGCTACTCATACCGTAACCGTTACCGGTACCGTTACCGTAACCGTTACCGTTACCGTTACCGTCACCGTCACCTTCACCGTCACCGTGACCGTTACCGTTACCGTAACCGTAACCGTAACCGTTACCGGTACCGTTACCGTCACCGTGACCGTTACCTTTACCTTTACCTTTACCTTCTAGCGTAGACATACATCTCTCCTAAGCTCTAGAATACCTAGGATACTCTCATACTCAAGAGAGGTATTACAATTGAGTAGGGTGTTAGCTAGCTCTAAGCTTTCGTTGGAGAGTGGGAGAAACAAGTGCTTTAGAGCATTGGGGATTCCCATCTCCTCCAATATTGCTTCACCGTTACCGTCACCGTCACCGTTACCGTAACCGTCACCGTAACCGTCACCGTCACCGTCACCGTTACCGGTACCGTAACCGTAACCGGTACCGTCACCGTCACCGTCACCGTTACCGTCACCGTGACCGTTACCGTAACCTTCACCTTTGCCGTGACCGTTACCGTAACCGTAACCGTTACCGTAACCGTTACCGTTACCGTAACCGTCACCGTTACCGGCACCGTAACTATTGCCTAGTTCACGCCCAGTAACGGCAATGTGCGCGCAAGGATTAAGTACGGTCACTTAAGTCTTATTCCTTTTCTAAGTAAGCGGTCAAGCACTTTTAACGGTTCTTCGGTAAAGTCTTCCAATCGTTGGATTACTACGCTGTTAGGATAGTACTGTCTAACGTCGGTACTCTGTATACCAAAAGCGACGATCTCAATGCCGTACTCAGAAGCAGCGCTTACTACGTCCAGCAAGTGTTGCTGACATCGGCCCACATGTCCGTGCCCAGGATAGGGCATACCATCATTGAACACAAAAAGTATCTTGCGTTTCTCTTTGCGTAACAACAATCGACGAATACCGTGCTTCACAGATTCTGCGTCTAGAGTGTTACTTCTGATGTTAGTAGACGCCTCCGATAGACGCAAGGCTCCTTTTTCCCAGGGCTCATTAAAATCTCTGTAGTATCTAATCCACAGACTATTCCAACGTGCGTAGGGCACACAGTCAGCTGGAATGCTGGTAGGTTGGTCTGTGGAATATGCGTACGCAGCGAATGGAATACGCAAAGAGTCCAACACATCGCCCAGCACTATAGCTGCGGTTCCGGCTAAGTCCAGCTTCCTGCCAACCATGGACCCGGAATGGTCGATAGCCAGGCACACAGCTGTGTCTATGTGTAGCCTGTTAGCTAGCTGCTTGTACACTGCGTTGTCGGTACCTAATACAGACCTGTATAGTTTTCTAGAATCAACTTTGCCTTCTTCTTTGCTGCCTACCCAACGCCGTCTTGCTTGTGCACGCAAAGAGTTAACTAACCTAGTTCGCAGTACATTTGTTACGGCTTTATGCGTGTCTCTTATCCGTTGAAGTTTTTGTCCATTCAAAGCAACTGCAACGTCAGGAAAAGGTTTTACAGTGTCATCTGCTGTAGAGAACACTATGTACGTTTTGTCACTGTCTGCATCGTGCTTATATCCTGTTGCGTTTTTTCCGCTCTTGGATACAAGAGCAGCTGCTTCCTGTCCTAGTAGTTCACCTAACTGGTCTTGGGATACTGGTTGCGAAGAAGAAGGCGTACCTCCCGCTTCTATGGTTGCTGTTTGTTTGGATTTCTGCTTCTCTCTCTTTTTTCTGTCTTCCTCTTCCTCTTCTGCGTACTCTTTTAGCACTTCGAACATGCGAAACCCTGCCTCAATTGCTAAATCGGTAGATACTATGTTAGCTACAGGGCCTACTGCATCTACGCATTTATCAACCAACAGCTTTGTCTGCTCGTCTACTGTGTGCATCCAGAAATCTGTGTATTTGCCATAGGCAACAAAATTCCCGTAAGCAGTACAAGCCCGCATAAATTGATTAATGTTTTGCCAATTTTGGCGTATTTTTGGCACCATCCAGTCGTTGCTAGCCGCTAGGTTTGTGACGGAGCCGGGAAACAAGCGACACACCGCAGCCTCCACCCGATTGTCTTCTATTACATTGATGCAATGAAATTGTGTTGCAGTGGGAGTTGGTGTGCGCTCTTTTATTGCCTTGAAATCAGTGAATAATACGTGGGCGGTTTCATGGTCCAAGAACCCGTGCACGGCAGCCAGAAGCTCGCTAGGAGCGTCACTAGGGAGCGTAGGCAAGTAGATGGTATTGCCGTCAGTCTTGCACTCTCCCGATTTCCACACAACGCGGATACCGAATTGCAGGGAGAGAAGGCGCGCAGTGCGCTCGATAGATGATTCGGCTAACCGAACATTACTTCTCATATTTTCTTCCTAAAATAAACTGCTATACTTATTGCATGCGTAGTATACGCTTGTTAGTGGTGGTAGCAGCTACAGTCTTGATAGGCATAGTTAGCTGCGCGCCCAGAACGGTGTGGTTACCGCGTGCAAACGGAGTATGGTACAATTCCAGCGGAAAATTAGTACACTGGAATCGTAACAGGTTTCCGTTAGTGATCGCATTAGACAGCTCCATAAGCTTTGTAGATTTTCTACACATGAATATTGCTATGGAGCATTGGAACACGCAAGTAGGGGCGGATGTCTTTGTTTTTGACGCCGAACGTCCAGCAGACATATACTTCGAAAAGACAGACTTACCGGACGTAAACGAAGAAGTACAGCTACAAGGTCTTGCCAGCCTGCAGGAATTCGATGGAGAAGTCATAAACTGCCGCATACGCCTAGACGTGGCCACAAGTGTGGAAGACGCTACCGTAGTGTTGGTGCACGAGCTTGGTCACTGCTTGGGCTTAACGCACGACTCATGGCCAGGATCTGTGATGTTTCCGCACGCTGCGGAGTCTGGAAGACAGATATTGCAGGATGACTTAGAGTTTGTGCGATGGCAGAGGGTAGGTATACTTAACCAGAAATAAAAACGCCCCCAAGAAGGAGGCGTGTGCGAAGGTTACCAACCAACCAAGTGTTTGTCACTCTCGTATTCGGTAAGCAAGCTCCACAAGAGCCTGGCTAGGCTTTCATCTGCGTGCATATAGCTACTGTAGAAGCACACCCAACATGAATTTTGGCTAATTACACCGGCCTTCTCTAGGTAAAGTGTGTGGCCGAATAGCCGTAGTCTGTAGGGAGCAGTCATGTACGCTTGCTCCCTAGTAAGTACTTCTTGTCGTCTTTCTCAGGAAGCTTAAAGTGGCGCTGAATTAGGTTGGCGACAGCCAAAGCGTCGCTAGGCGGAAGCTTGTCTAGGAAGCTGTACCTAGCCGACTTCATCGGGAAAGGTACGCGAGTAAGTTTTTCAAGCCAATTAATTCCATCGCGAGTAGTAAGGGGCACAGAAACAGTGCCTGCCTTGAACGCTTCTCGCACAGCAGATAGAACCTTGACTACGGGAGAAATAAAAGGCTGCACATGTACAGCGGGGAACATGCTCTCCAGCACCTTTACTTCGCTTGCAGGGGAAATATAGTCAATGGCTATTACTGTCTTCCATCTATTCAAGAAAGAAAAATTCTGTACGTTAGTACCCGCTACGTAGAGACCTGAATCATCTCCCATACCTGTTGTGTTTGCGGTTCCCACTATGCAATTCTGTGGATGAAGTTCAAAAATCTGGTTTGTTTCATGCATGAGGAAACGCAAGTCTTCGCTAACAGCTCTCTGTAAAACGAAAGCAGTTTCTGGCGGGCACGCGTCTATCTCGTCGAACAGCACTATGGTTCCGGGCTCTGTAAACGCCAGGGGCACTAAACCATAACGGAACAGCATGTTGCCGTTTGCTATTTTCCAGTCACCAAGCAAGTCACTACGGGACAGATGGCCGTCGAAATTGATTTGAACTACGTTGTAATTCAGGCGAGCTGCTACTTGGTTTACCAGGGCTGTTTTACCAGTTCCTGATTGACCAACTAGATACGTAGTGTCTCTTGACGTTATTGCCTGAAGTAGCTGTACTAGCTCTTCTTTTGGAAAGACATAGTTTGGATTCAAACTAGGAGTCAGAACTCCAGGAGTTGCAAAGCCAGTAACCGCGATATCTAAGTAAACTGTATTTCCCTTCGAGTCTTTTACAGACTCTCCCTGGCTCATCTTTACGCCAGTATCAATCTTAAACGTATCTCTTACGGAGAATGACTTAGTCTCTCTATTAGCTCTGTGTGGAACAACAGAAATAGCAGCATGAGAGAGCTGTGTGTGGATGTCCATTATAGTATGTCCCACTCCGTTTGTTCAACTATCGTCGGGGTCTCTAGGGTCTTGCGAGTTCGTACGTATTGGGTTTGTCCGTTGAGGAAAGACAGCTCGGTACCTGTAGGCACAGCTACGAGTGCACCTGACAAGACTATAGGTAAAGTGTCACGCTCGTCAAGGTGGCGAGAGTGCACCTCCACATTATGTTCACGCAACAGCGTGCGAATACGACTAACTGCAGCTTTTATGCTGGGCATCTCTAAGTCGTACTCCAGGAGTTTAACGTTCGAAGGCAGTATCCAACCAGCAGGAAAGTTGTACTTGTTACCGTGAGACAGTAGTACAACCAACTTGTTTGCCTTTGCCAGGGAATCTACTACTTCGTGATGCTTTTCATTCTCAGGAAGTACGGTTGGGTCCTTGACAAACACGATGCGGTTTAAAACGTGATCTGCCATTTGCTGTACTCCAAAGTATTGTATGTATCCACACAATCCTCTAGTGCCAGCTTAAGCATATCAGCACCGTTAATTTCTGCAAGTGTGTTACCTGCATCCATGTGTGCAGGCCAGCCGGTCATGCGACTAACATACACTTTTCGGAAGTGCATGTGCAAGTCTGGCACTGCACGCATTATCTCTTTGCGTGCATCTCGCCTATCCCAGAACACTGTGACCTCTTCAACTCCCCATGACTTTAGGAGCAAGATCTGTTCTAGTGAAATCTTTTTTGAAAAAGTGGCGTATGATGATGTTTCTGGAATTCTACGAACCGCAAGCGCGTCAAGAACTCCTTCAACAAGTATAGCATGATTTCCATACGGACGTACATACGGCCAAAAAGTTTTTGCTAGCTCTGATTCCGGCGCTGAGAGGTACTTATCGCTGCCTGCGTAGGCTGGATCAATGACTCTAGCCTGCCATGACACGAGGGAATTGTCGCCACCATAAATAGGAACAACCACACGACGACCAATATTGCCTCTTCGTTTTCGTTTTGAATCATATACAGCACACGAATGTTCTGGTACGTAATGAAACCGTACTGCCTTTATTTCTTTTTCAGTAATGCCACGAGAGATCAAGTAATCCCAGAATGGAGCGTTTTGTTCGTCTCTAGAAGTGAGAGGCTTGCACGCACTTGGAAGACTGCGAATAGTTTTGATGGGAGTGATTACTACCGGCTCGGATATCTTTGTCTCGTCCAGTTGCTGGATTAAGCACATCGGGTCGTCAGGTGTGGTACGTGCGTACTCTTGCACCAAACGTTTGATGGCTAAGTGCTTAGGCGTGTTCTCTGCCTTTGCTACAAAATCAAAAGTGTCGTACTTACCCGAAGAGAAACCACATTTGAAGCAATTAAACTTTCGCTTGGTCGGATTGACGTACAGCTTGAAGTCATTGTCGCCACAAGCAAAGCAGCAAACACGAAGCTCCTCGCTCGGTGTGTGCTTCACGTCCAATGTAGCGTGGAGGTATCCGTCCCAGTCAAAGTCTTCTTGAACTCTGCGAAACAGCATGAAAACTCCTAGTGGCTCAAAGAGGTTCTGGAGGCATCGGAGATACTCTCTGTTCGTGAGGCAGGATGTAAGGACTCTCCCATATTCGCTTAAAAGGAATCTTCTTTGCACATTGTCCACAATCCGCGTGCAAGAACTTAGAAGACCTACGATCCCACGCAGCACTAGATTGCACGGCTCCGTACACAGCTGTTCCCTTGTCGTCTTGTGAAAGGTAAGCGAACGCCACTTTCAAATTGTTCGCGTAATGTGCAACTACGAACTGGTAGAATCCGCAACGCGCACACTGTAGCGCACCAGCGGGAAGTTTACCAAGCACCACTTGTAGGTCGTACACACAATTGTGACAAATCACTTTGTCACTGTTATCTGACTTCACCGCTAGCTTTTCTACTTTAGTTCCACAAAAGCTGCACTCGTGTTCTTCGTTGACGGCAGTTAACATTTGTTTATGCGCCCAGGTTAGAAAGTCAGTCAAGGACTACATCACCAGTTGCAAAATCAGGAATTTGAGCAAGCTCTTCGTGACGTTCGCCTGCTTCGATCTCCTCCACAGTAGCACTCGCCTTTCCGCTCTGCAAAGCGGAGTCTTTAACAGGACCAGCGTAGAACTGCATGTGCCCGAAATCTGTGGCAATTTTCACAGTGCGAAGCGCAGGACCATTTCGGTTCTTGTTTATGAACAGGCGCATGACCCCGTCTTCCTTCTCATCCTTGGTCTGTGCCAAGATAATTGACATGTCAGCAGTGTATAGGCGGGAGATAGACCCTCCAATTCCCGTCTCGTCTGCTGTCTCCATTGCCATACCAGAGCGGTTAAGCTGCAGAGCGGACCATATGCGCGTGTTAAACTCCTTTGCCATACCTCGCGTAGCCTTAGCCACGGCCGCTTGCTCTTGGTTCACGTCACCGTAAGTGCGATGAGGCTTCATCAAATCTAGGTAGTCAATGATGACCAATCCAGGCGTAACACCAATAGACGCTAGTTGCTTGTAGTGCGCTTTAATAGTGTGGATGGTGGCCTCATCTTCTGGATACTCCTTGATTATGAGGTTGTTACCGAAGCGTTGGTGATACCCATGAAGCTGCTTGTACGCAGCGTCGTTCATGGATTTCAAATCGTTAGGCTTGATGTGACAAAACAAGGAGTCAAATCGGTCAGCGATGTCTTCTGCAGACAGCTCCAGTGTATAGTAAACGACCTGTTGGCCAAGAAGGATAGCCACACGACCTAACCATTCAAGGAAGATGGACTTACCACGACCTGAGCCGCCGATAATCAAGCCCATCTGCTTGGTCTTAAGACCACCAAAAGTAAGCTCGTCAAGCTCGGCAATACCGGTTGACAGCTTTCTTTCTTCCTCCCGAACTAGTCGGTTGTTTAGGCGTTCTTCAAACTCTTTGAAGTAGTTCGTACCTACAGTAAGCACGTCCATTCCTGTGTTACGTGCCTTTTCTACAACCTGAACTACCTCATCCCAGCGTTCTTCCTTTATCAAGTCCAATGAGTCAAGGATAGCCTGCTTCATGGACTGCGTGCGAATGAACTTAGCAAACGTATCTTGTATGTGCTGTTCTTCGAACGGTAACGGAGGCTTTACGATGTGAGCGTAATAACTCGCGACCTTGTCAACCTCGGACTCTTTGATGACTTTGGTCTTCGCTGCTTTGATTAGCTCTTCACGAAGCGTAATCGGAGTAAGCGGAATATGGGCTGTCTTTATTTGTACAAAGTACCACTGCAATGCTCTGTTTGCAAAATGGGAAGCATCTACAGTTTCTCCAGCTATCTCTCGAAAAGAAGAGTTAGCCAACATGTAGGAGAGTACCCGTGTTTGGTACTCTTCCGTATACATCAGGGGATTTTCAGCCATTAGACTTGACTTTCTTCCACAAGGGGTCTGCGTTCAAGAACTTATCTGGAAATACAGCTAGACCGGGAAGAACTAAATTACGGTACACTTCTTCTCTAGACATCTTTTGTGCCCGCATCAAATCAGTCATTTGCTTTTCACACCTACGAAACAAATCACCAATAGGTATGTTCGCCTCTATATTGGAAGTTCGCACCTGTACAGGTTTTACTGATGCAGCGCGAACAACTGCTGCATCAGTAGTCAACTGCACTGGCTTTGGTGCTGTACGAAACTTCTCGTGAAACCAAGTAAACTGTGCACGTAAGAAAGTCTCCAAGTCAACTCCTGAGGCTTTCAGAGCTGAAGTAACACGCTTCCAAAGCGACAAGCCCTTTGGAGTGAAAGCTTGTCCAGTCATACCGTGGTATGGCTTGCGTGTGTACTCTTCCAATAAACGGTAATACGCCGAACGGGCACAATACTCTTCCAGGTGTTCAGTGTGGAGTTCCGTCTCTCCATTAAGCAATGCGCTAGTTTTCGTGGCGATATTTGCCACCCTGCGCTCATGGTTTTCAGTAGCTGCAATGCTGCGGTTCAAGGTTGCAAGGCGCTGCGCCTGAACCATGGCGATTATATCTACACCCACAGTCACCTCTTGGTCATGAGAGTTTCGTACGCTGTTTTTGCTCGCATGAACGCTTCGGAGTCCCCCCCGTGGTCCGGATGCAGTATCTTTGCGAGTTCCCGCCAAGCGGCCTTTATAATAGCCGGTGGGGCAGTGGGTAGCAAGTGAAGAACCGCGTAGGGGTCGGAAGGCTGTTCAGTACTAGCTGCGGCTGAGGCATCTATCTGCCTAATACTGTCTACATACTTTTCGTGCACATACCATACCCCGTTCACCATATTACGGTATGCATTGGGTATGGAGTACTTTATGTAGCGGAGTACTAGCTTGGTGGGGTGTGATACTCTCCACCAACCAATCCAGTCTCCGGATTGTATTGGCGTCAAGTCCATCGCAGCGATACCTCTTCGGTAGTGCGATAATTTCTGTTGTGGCTACCGATCGCTATTTGCGTAGGTCTGTACGGATTCTGAGGCTTTCCAGGAAAGTTTACTTTAGACAGCCTGCGGAGTCTAGACAACGCCAAATACGGAATGTCCACCGGCAGGGGAGACGACACTGCCATGGCGTAGCGGTTCATTTCTTGAACCTCCACACTCAGAATGCCTTGTGTAACGTCGTTGTGAATAAGAAGACCAGTGAACTTGCTTAGGTCGTCCAGGCTATATCTAGCTGGTGTACTAGGTACATAACGAAAAGGCATGCCTGTAGCTGCGTTTCGGTCTTTTCGCAACGCAAACCCCAACTTCATCCAGCCGAGAAGTTCATCTCCTGGGCGGAGGTCCGTTACTTTCAGCATCTTGCGTCCAAATCTTTCTTACTAGTGCTACATCAGGCCCACTCTGAATCAGAGGAAAACACTCTTCCTTCTTGTAGTCTTCCCAACGCTCCAAACTATGCTTGAGCAGGTAATCATTGGTGAAGTTGGCAAACTCTACTGCAATTAGTTTGCTGCCTCGCAAGCCTCTACCCAGGCGCTGCATGGTCTTGATCCGGCTCTTACGGGATCCGGCTAAAATGAGAGCATCAATTGTAGGCACGTCCACGCCTTCATCAAGGATTGTACTTGCCACTAGTACTGGCAACTTTCGCTCACCGAAGTCTTTTAGCGCATTGGCACGAACTTCCGTAGCTTCTTCACCATGGATAAACAAGTGCGGGATGAATACATCTCCAGTAGCTGTCCACAAAGCCTGGTCGATTGCTTTGCCATGCTCAATCTGCTCACACAGAATCAGCGTACTCAACCCAACCTCTTGAAAAACCTTTGTCCATTCAACGATGAGATTGAGTGCATTAGGATTGTCCACTACCCCTTGTTTGTAGGCAGACGCATACGCCAGTTTCTTGGGTAGAACAGGCGCGGTTATCTTCGAGAAGATAACATACGTTTTAGCGCTGATACCGTTCTCAACCAAGAACTTGTTAGGGATGTCCACAATGACAGGACCAATTGTCGCAAGAAGGCGTAAGTTAGCGCCATCGGTACGGTCCATAGGAGTGCCACTAAGGCCGTACCTGTAGTTAGCAGGACATGCAGTACAAACATCATACCAGGTTTCACTACCTGCATGATGGCAGTTATGCGTGAGCAGTCCATTCGCAACAAACGTATGGTCTTCCTCTACTTCGAACTCTACGGTGTTCAAGGACAGTCCTGTGTCAACTTTCGTAACTAGTACGGGACGAGCGTTTACACTACTGGCGATAGCGGTCACCTCTGAATCGAACACAGACGGAAGTCTGCCGTGTCTCTTAGAAGCCAACTGCTTTCTTGGCAAGAAGCCAGGGCACAAACTGGAAAACTCAGTTGTGGACACACTGGGGACTACCACTCTGTATCCAGGATTCTGTTGTGACTTCTTAGGGCAGACTTGCAGTCTAGCGGCAATATTATTGTCCCGCAAAAATCGCTGTAGGGCAACCATCAACGCATAGCAAGTGGTTTGTATACCACAACGATTGCTCTTAAGGTCAACAAAGCCCTTAGCGTCGAACAACCCAGAAATATAAGACCGCATGTTAGGATGCAGAGGCAAATGCTTATACTTGTTCTGCCGAACGCTAAAGCCCAAAGCAGCCAAGTCCAACAGGAAAGCATCTGAGGAAACGGTAAGTGTGTGACCACCTCGGGCATTTGTGGACACGCACGTTGAGGAATCTGGATATGCCTTAGTAAGCAAAGAGGGCACTACTGTTTCCCAGAACTCGAAGTCTTTCCTGTAGGAAAAGCGGACCTTGTTCGTGCTGTGCCAATGTCCACCACCAGCAAACAAGCCTGCCAAATATGCGGAAAGGCTGAAATCAGCCAAGGGCCTAGAGGGAGACATGCGTTCTAGCAGAACATCGTCAACACTAACGCTATCTGCGTAGATATAGGTAAGCTTGCCGTTACGAACAACGGCTATTGGGTGCTCCACAGAGCACAACAAAGAGAGCCCATCACTTGCGTGCAGTTTGACGCCCTCTCTTGTGTGGGTGGTAACTCGCGTGACCGGCTTCATTCCGGAATGAGTTACAACTACATCTCCTACCTTGATATCCTTGGCGTAGGAATACCCAGATTCCGTGGAAATCACAGAGTATTCGTCCACACATTCGTCCACGAAAAGAACTTCGCAACCCTTGAGAAGGTCCTGGCACGACTGTTGTTCAAAACGAGACTCAAGCGTGTCAACGGTGGCGATTGTAACCCAGGTTCCTGGATTCCAAACTCCATCTCCGACGATTCCAATTTCCTCTTCCGTTGCTCCCAAGCGCTTCATGAAGCGTGCACGGGACTGATGCAGGAGTTCCCTGGTGGTGACCATGAAAATAGTAGGCATTTCAAGATAGCGTGTAATTGCGCACGCCACCTCGGTGTTGTGTGTTACTGTGAAATCACCCAACAGGAATCTACCGTCTCCATCTAGAGTGAACCCCGCGTAGTCACCTACACCAAGCGGCTCAACGCGAAAACCAGTGTTCAGGCGATAAGGTTGTTTGCGCTTCTTAGCTTGCTTTCGAGGAAGACGCGTAGGGATCTTGTGTAGGTCGCCGTAAATGTGAAGCCTGTGGTAAGTGACACCGTTCACGACCTTCGGCTTCACATTCACTCGAAAGCCTAGCGAACGAGCAAGATCCCGAATACCCTCAGCGTAAGTAGCTCGTACTTGCGTGATCTCAAACCACTTAGAGTTCACCTCCAAGTGGCCGTCAGTATCCAACAAGCCTGCAAGAAACAGTAGGCGCACACGCTCACTTCCGCGAAGACAAGACAGTGGCAGAGTGGAAGCATCTCCGCACACCCTACGCATTTCCGTGAGTAGAGGATTCGTCTCCCCACGAGGAGTAACAAGAGCATAGGTATCTGCTCGTCCTGAAGACTCGGATGCATACTTGATGAGATTCAACGACCAAGACTTGCAGGTGTCGGAAAGCAGGTCCACGATCTCTGAATCCATCATGGTAACTTGCACGCCCTGCTTAAGGTCCTTGCGCCCGTCTCCAAACCACACACCCAAGAAATACGGGTCAATCGAAGGATCCGGAATAGCCGGATAGTTAACGCCCGTGCTGAACTGTTTCAACAGTCTGCGACGATTCGTAGACAACTTAAAGTACTCGGGAAGCTCAATATCTACAACTTCGTTGGCGTGCTTACCGGTACGTCTAGAGTCACGCAGTGTGAGAACGTGAACATCGTTGCAAATCCAGGGGTCACCTAGATTAGGTACAATCCTGTACATAGGCCCGGTGCCCGTACAGGTACTCTGAACGGCGCGCGGAAGCGAATCTGGACCCATCAACAGATTGCCCACGCGAATGTTCTTCGCGGCGGCTACACTCCCGTCGAACAGCATCACTGGAGTGTCAGGATGCAAACACTTACCTGCGTTTGTAGCCATGCGAAGGACACCACGCTTGGCTTCAACTGCCTTCTTTGCGGCCTCCAGTTGGTACGCGTACTTGCCATCCATTCGCACGCCCACAAGATCAAAGGATCCACTCCTGGGCTGTGGAGAAGTGCGATGATCGGTAACGATTACATTGGCTCCAGCTAGCTCGCACGCTTCTTTCACCAAGCTTAGCAGACCTGTGGGAAACGTCTCAGACGTAAGACGGAACAGGTGCTTACGTCCATCCCACACGCCCTTACGATATGACTGGGAAAACTGCGCACCCTCTACTGGATACGAAGTGACCATACGTACAGCAGACTTTGGGTAGGGTCCGCTGATCTTGGAAGTGGGACCATACACGTCGATGTGTACGTCTGCGGTCACTGACGACTCCTCACTCATGTGGTTTTAGTAGCAGGCTCTGTACGGGAATCAAGGTCGTCGAACGACTTAACGTCAGGTATTCCATCGTAGGAACCCAAGTGAACGTCAAGCCTTCTCGCTGAAACTTTTTGAACGCAGACTGGTTTAGTGTCATCACTTTAGGTTCGCTTAGATTTCTGTCGAACACACCTGCTCTAATTGAATTTGGCTTGTCTCTGTACTTAAAGTAAGCAACCAGTAATTGCGCTTCCGGTACTACGTAGGTGAAGAGGTAGTTAATTCTCTTAGCCAAAATATCCATACAACCGACATTTGCAGGACAAATATCTGCCTTGAGGCAATGCAATGGCGCTACCTTGTCGTATTTCTCTATTAGGGTAAAGCACTCACCGTACACGTATTTAAGCGGCATAAATACGCTGTGCTTTTGAAAGACGAAAAACGCCAACGGCTGGGTCATAGACACGTTGCGCCGCGTTCCATCCTGTCAGCCATCTTTGAGAAAGAGGTCCACAGGCCTGGTGTCATGAAGTTCTCTGCCCAGCCAATTAGTGCTGGTATAGAGATTTCTTCGTCAATGAACTCTAAGAAGTGAGAATCCAGCTCTGTGGGAGTTTTCGCCCTAACTTTACCGTTTACCCGTGCATAAGCTCCAAAGTTAGGGACTAGGTCTATTACGTCCAGTCCTCCATGCTTCTCTATGAGCTTGTGAAAATCAGCGATAGAGGGCGCGACATTTTTGTCGTCAGTGTAGGTCTGTCCTCCCATGAATGACATACCAGGGAAATAAGTAGCGAGCGCCTTCGCGTACGCGTTAGTGGGGAACCACTTTAGGCGAACACCAGAGCCAAAAGTACTGAATCCGCAAACCCTGTACTTAAACCGTTCGCTCATTAATTTGACTAGCTTATCTGCCCCTAAATCTGCTTTGCGCTTACCCACGCCAGTTGATTCCCTAGTAGGGTTTGCACCAAGCTCAGGGTCTAAGAGCGCATTGCCTAAGGTTCCTGCGCAATCGCGCATGGCGTCAGCAAACGCTTCTTCTCTGCCGAGCCAAGGGTAACCCCAGACGTAGGGTTGCAATCCTTCCTTGGATGCAGCTTCTACTAAAGATTTGCACACGTCTGGCTTGTTTATATATCTCAAGCCTTCTGGATTATCGTCCCAAGGTCCTGCGATAGCAATCCATTTAGCTCCATGTTGCCTGTGCTTCTTCATTAGCTGCGCAGGCGTGCCATGGTCCGCTTTAGAGTACTTACGCAAGTACAAAGCCAAGCCAACAGGCAAAATCATGGCTCCTCCTCGTTAGCTTGCGAAGACAAGTTTACGGTTATGTTGTTGGCTGCTAGAGCTTCTAACACGCGCGCCAGCTTGAACTCAAGCTGAATAATGCGGTCAGAGAATACCTGTGTTCCCTCAGCTGCGCGCTTAGCGATAGTAGCCACCTCTGAAGCTGCAAGTGCGGCATTGTGAGCGTTGGCGGCTGCGCTTTCCGACCTAAACACAGACTTCTGCAACGAAGTCAGCTGTGCTCTGATTCCCTTTGCTTCTTCTTCATTTATAGGTAGCAAGGAAACCTTCTCTGATAAATCAGGGGTGATTGCCAAGCCGTTTGTGCGCTCCTTAAATAGACGCACAAATTCTTCGTCTTCTACCGAGGCCAACAGTTCTTCTCTTGTTCCAGTCATTGAATACCTACTATAATTCCGAGTACAACAGTTGCAATGGCGAACCCACCCGCCAAAGTCCAGGGCACCCACACCCAATCATTAGCTTCCTCTGTCGCTATTCTTAGCCTGTTTTCTTCTTCCCAAAGAGCTGTGATGCGTGAGCGATCTGCGTCCAGCAGGTGTACTTGTGCGTTACAGACGCTTAACGCGGATCTAAGTTCTACTGCTGTCACAGTCAGTGCGCTGATCCTGGCCAGGTCCAGGTCGTGAGTGGCTGTGAGTTCCCTGAGGTCGTTATCCATGTGCAGTAGTTCTCGGTACTCCCCAAGATTGAAACCTTGAAAAGTTTCGCCCGAGACTGTTAAGCGCCTACCTGGAGGAAGGCGGTAACGGACGTAGTCTTGTCCCCAAGCCAAAGAAGGCATAAACCACAAGACTACAACCAATAAACTAACGAACGCGCGCATCGACGTCATCCCATGACTTCAAAGAGTCAATTATTTCTGAGTTTTTTAAGCCTTCCGCTTCGAGTATATCCACTCTGCGGTCTAGCTCGGTTGCACGTCTTGTAGCTTCATTCGCTGCGGCGATGTGCTCTTCTTTTTTCGCCTCTAGCTTTTCTAGGTCTGCGTCCACTTCGTGCTTGTTCGCCTCTTCCTTAAGAAGGTCACGTTCGTGACGCAAGCTAGCAATTCGGCGCTGCCTAGATACTTCCCTAAGATAGATAGCAACCAAAGCTATTACTACAGCGACTACTGCCAGCGCACCAAATAAAAGCTTTCGCCAACCAGTAGGATTAGACGTGCGGTAGTCTTCAATGAACGTTAGAAGTTTGTCCATATCACAAAAACTCATCTTTCCTGGAACCACCAATCTGATCATCCTGCAGAGATATAGCGGTCAGAAGATTGCGAAGTATTGATGTATTCCTTGTGTCAAAGTGAGAAGGGATAGATTTCAGTACTTGCATTGTTTTTGTGACTCTAGCAGCGTAGGATGCGGGTGGCAAGTACACTTGTGTCCCCGCTGAATCCACCAAAGCACCACTAAGGGTAACAGCATAGTAAGCTCCTAACGTATGACGCGTAGTCAGAAGGTACACATATTGTGTAGTCACAACGTTAGCGTCTGTCGGAGGCAAAACCTCTAGCACACGTACTTCGTCTCCTGGCTTTGGCGTATCAGAGCGTAAAGCTATAGAGTAGTTATTTACGTCTAAGTATTCAGAATCGACTCGTGCCTGAGCCGACAAATCTAGTCTAATCAAATCTTCAGCAATAAAGGTCGCAGATCCCACGGCAGGACCGGGGAGAAACATGGGAAGGTACCACGGTAACGGATTGGGTAAGATAGGCATAAATCACAGGATTATAGACACTTCAGGTTGAAGTATGGCTGAAGTGGCAGATACGGCCCAACCTATTTTAAGCGAGAGATTGCCTGTGCCGCTTGGTACTGTGCTCGTTATTACCCCTGCTGTTGTAGTGCTTAAGTATACAGGAGTATTAGCAGTTACAGAAAGTCCCGTGACTAGACCGGCTACTCGGATAGACGCACTAACTGTGCCTCCGCCGTTTCCGGTGCCACCCGTAACGCAAACACCTAGGAATCCCGGAGCAGCGTTTGCTACTGCGTTTGCGCGCCTACAACGACCTGAGACGGCACTTACGGCTACTGCCTGTCCTGGAGAGATAGTCTCACCGGACTCTATAGGTAGAGAAATGTTAGTGGCTGTGGTAGCCACTGCTATGACAGCTTCCCACAAAGAACCTGCTGTTGACCCGTCAGTTAGCCCGACTTCTTGAAATAGTTCGATTATTCGGTCTTTTATCTTTTCTAGGTTAACTGCAGAGAACTCGTTAGCGACCGGGGCGCGAATGTTCGTAAGAACCGTGCCTAGGTCACCGGCAGTCTTAGTAGGTATGGACGTAATAGTCATGGTTCGTCATCCTCATCCAAGTCTTCTTTTGGTGCAGCAGATCGAGAACCGGATTTGCTGTCGCGTCCTAGCAAGCGCATCAAAGCTTTGTACGACCACGAAGAACAAATACCTGCTACGGCACCGAATAGTAAGCGAGTTCCTATTTCCGCGCCGATCGACTCAGGCATTGGAAATATCGGAAGAGAAGCTATTGCAGTGGCGACAATCGGCGCGTGAAACACGATAGTGCGCTGGTACCAAGCCTTAGCAACTAACTTTGGAAAAATAAGTTTGACCTGTTGGCCTAACGTATAGACTAATACGCCAAGAAAAACGAAGGACCACCACTGTATCAGCTCTTCTGCAGTCATAAATCCTCATGTAAGCTTGTTGAAGTTGGTCAACGCAGCTGCTCCGTACGTCCAGCCACCAGCAGCTACAGCAGGGTTAATCGCGCCAGCCGTAACAGAGTCTCCAAAGGAGTTAGAATGTGCTTGTCCGTCTTGTATGTTAGCGGTCAGTATATTTAACTCGTAGTTAGACGCACCACCACTAGGACGAACTATATTGCCTACCACGTTAAACTGACGCCAGGTTCCAGCGAGCGTGCTGAGAAGCTCGATAGAACTCCCGGTAGCGAGAGAAGGCTCCATCCAGTCAACGAGATTATTGAGTACGGAGACTACTCTACAATCACGTATCAATATTGCAGGTCTTCCCGCTGAAACAGATCCAGTTTTTGCGCCAACCAGAGTGTTAGAGCACACAACTACACCACGAGTCTGTACTGGGTTGTTGTGTCCCTCAACTAAGATACCACTATGGCCCGCAGCCAACGTAGTTTCGCGTATTAAATTGTCTGAAATGCTAAGACCAGAAGAGTTACCACCCAGATAAGCGTAAACACCAACCCAACCAATATTGGAGTTCATTTCTATGCTGTTGTTCTGTACCTGTACACCTGCGATGGATGCAGCCGTTGTAGTGTCCCTTGTAATGATAATGCCGTGTATGCCCCCTGTGGAGGAGCTAACAATTCGATTACCGATGAGCTGTATACCTGCACAGGAGTCGGAGATTAGCACAATGTGGCCAGACGCCAGTGCACCCGTTTCTCCAGCCTGAGAACAGATGTTGTTGTTAACCAGGATAGATGACTGCTGTCCGCGCAGCTTGATTAGCGCACCGTAGAGGTTTACGGCTGCTCCAGACGCAGACGCTGCTCTGAATAGCCGATTGTGCCCAACTACCACGTTCTGGCATCCATTGAGCAATATGCTCACTCCTTCTCCGGAAGCATTATTTGTAGCAGTTTGTACAATCTGATTAGAAGACACGGATCCGCGCGATACTCCGCTGAAGTAAACACCGTAAGCACTTGTAGATGCTCCAGCCAAACCAGTACCAACAATCGAGTTGCCTACTACCTCGAACTCAATGCCTGTAGCAGCCGAGGGGTTGAAGTATACACCAGCTGAATACGTTCCTGTGCCTTGAATGTCTCGGAATTTATTGTTCTTTACCCTGACACTACCTGCCGATGGAGCAGTAGCTATTGAGCTGAATAAGACGCCGGATGCTTGTGTTCCTGTAAACAACCAAAATATGTTGTTCTCTATGGTAATGTCTACACACTGAAGTGTGTCCCAGGTAGCGTCAACGCCCACACGAACACCTGCTCCAACGTTGTTAAAGTTGGTAAAGTAATTCCTGGTTAGCTGAATATGACTGGCTGTGGGCGTAGAAAACAGGCGTAAACCGTACGCTACTACGCTAGAACCACCATTGTTGCCAAAGTTGTCAGTGATCATATAATCTCCGCTAATCATGTTGTTAGCGGACGATCCAATGCGCACCATCTCAGCCAAACGGAAGCAGTTATTGCCCGTGAAGCGAATAGGCTTAGGAGTTGATAAGCCGTCTGACGACAAACCGATTACGTAAGCACCAGTTGGAACTTCAATGTCGTTTCGCTCGACGCGGAGGTTAGACACTGTGCCAGCGGCGTTAGCGGATACTATGGAACCAGGATTTGCCTCAGTAAGCGCACCAACTCCAGTAACCTGGATGTAGCTATCGGCTACAGCAAAGTTAGAAAGGTTTCCAGTGCTAGAGAACAAAAATACGGCGCCATTTACAGCCAACGATGTGGCTGTTATGTAGCAACGCGAGAAGCACACTTCTGTGATTACTTGGGTAGAAGTACTAGCAAACACAGACGAAGCCACAGTGATGTTACACCGAGAAACATTCAGGCTTTGAACTACGTCCGATACACCCCCAGCTAAGAACCCTATCCCTGAGAAGATGAAGCAGTCGTTGAGCGCTACTCCATTCATCGGGCAAGAGAAAGCTACCAAAGAGGATACGAACGAACAATCGTTGAATGAGGAAAGCGATAGCGTCCCTCCTCCAAGAGAAGACACGCAGGCAACTGCCGTAGAAGGAGAAAAAGATGTCCGGGACGCACGTATAGCGCCTGTGACTGCTCCGTTTATTCTCACTGAAGTAGTAATCACACAGTATTCAATCGTAGTTGTGACGCTACCTGCTACGTCAATTGCGGCAGCCAGTCCCCCAGCTGCCTTGGAGATTGTCATATTCCTGAAAGCACAGGAAACGGTGACACTGAACGCAGGACCCGCTGCTGCGTTGTTAGTTATGTTTACTACGTTGTAGCCCTCACCTACAAAGGTGACTTGCTTACCAACAACTACAGTGGATGCGAATGTGTATGTACCGCCTTTGACAAATACGGTACCTCCACCAGCAGGCAATGCGTTAATTGCAGCTATGAACGCAGCCTCCGTGGTGCCGTTAAAGTCACCAAACGTAGTGCTTCCATTGCCGATGGATACTGTGTTTGTCTTCGCTCCCTGAATAGAGCCAGCGCGGTCAAAATACCTTGGTCTAGCAGAAAAGGCGGAAGGAGGCGCGGAGGATACTATGTCTGGCCTAGGGTGACCAAACTTCATCTCTCTGAGCTGTGCGGAGAGATAGTCTATTTGGTCTTTTAGCGACCTGAGATTCAGGTCATCTCTTGCTCCAAATGTTTCTTTGGATTGAAGGAGACCGGAACCTCTAAGCTCATTAGCCTGCCACATTCGTTGTGCTGGATCTGGATGTCCAGGAGTGGCAAGCAGAGGGTCAAGCGTGGGGTCGGACGGGTCGGTTCGCTCGCGATAGATATTCGCTGTGCCGCTAGTTACACGTACTATTGCACCTGCTTGATGGGTAGATGCTGTGGCTACACTTAGCGTCAAGATTCCGTTGATACGGTCAACAGAAGTCACCGTACGAGCTTCCGGAACAGCACTGCCTACGTCAACGGTAACGTTAAACGGCGTAGTAGCGGGAAAGATCCTAGCGTCAACAACACGTAGGTTTACTGTACCTATAGCAGTATCGGCTTCAAGCACAGACGCGGCCGTAACCAAGGTCAGTCCGGGGTTTGCGCCACCCGTAATCTGGTTCGAAGCATCTGTGCGGAAGACGCCAACAGGTACTCGTATGGAATTAGGGTTTGAACTTTGTTGGAATCCTGTGGTTGACACAGGAGTCACAACACGCCAGTCCGGTGTTATCCTGGTTGCTACGTTCAGGGTAAATTCACTACCGTTGGGGTCTGGAGGATTTGGTATCGTGGGGTCCCAAAAGTACCTAGCGTCAGTGTCGCTTACAACTTCCGCGAACTCAATCTCGACATAGAAGTTTAAGTTAGACCCAGTAAGCGTGATCGACCTGGCATCGTTTGGTACTTCTTCGTTGTTTATCAGTCTGCCGTCACGGTCTACTGCGTTTCCGTTAAAGATGGTGATTAAACCAGGGTTCGCAGTCTGGTCCTCCACACGAATACGAAAGCCATCCAGGATCCTAGCTCTGCGATCCGTGAGTTCTCTTTCTATGAAAAACTTCTGGGTGTCCTGCGTATAAGTATTGGCGCCCAATACGTAATCAGGTAAGTCCAGACGCTCGCCAGGATGTGCTTTTAACGCCTTCGGCATTCTGCGTTCCTCTCATCGCTTAGATATAAACGTGACCAATACGCCAGCAGCGCGTACTAGGTCTATCACGAACTTAATACGGTCTTCGATTGTAATGGGAAGACGTAGTGGGAAGTCAAAGCCATTTATTCGCGGGTAGTTAGTACCTACCGTAGGTGCAATAAACTCGGCCGACTGGTGGGTATTGTTGACCAATAGGTAGGGAGATGTGGAAAGAGTGTTACCTGACTTACTAGTATAGCTGAAGTTTTCTTCCTGACCAGGGGTGAACTCTACGGCAGTGCCTGTTGGGTACGACCATTTTGTACCGTGAGATATGGTTAGCTGATTCAACCCCGTATTATTATTTGTTACATGTACAAGCTCTTCGTACAAAGGACCGAGTCCCTTTCCTAGGCGTACGATGTAAGGGTATCCCGTAGTTGGGAAGTCAGAAGTATCGCTACACTGAATCACAGTAGCAGCGATTGCAGTCAGAGCAGACGTAGCACTACGCGCGGCACCCACAGCATTGCCAAAGTTAGCTACAGCGGTGCCACCATCGACAGAGAAGTCAGTTCCTGCAAGGCTTAACGAGACAGAAGTATACAGAGGACGAACAGTGTCGGCTGACGTTGATTGCGTTTCAGGTGCGTAAAAAGCTAGCCTGTCTGCAGCTGCAATGATACCTAGGTGATCGTCTCCTGTGGATGGAGCCACGCGTACCAAATCGGACAGTAACACAATGCGGTCGCCTAGTGCATGTGGCGCAGTTGTACCAAATGCCAGGTTAAGCACTAAGCCTGGTCCGGTGCTGATTACTTCTACGACTTCTACGACTGTGGGGCTCGTCCAAATCGCCACTCTGTATGTCCCAGCGTTTGGGAAAGCATTTGCTGGAGCCAGTGGTCCGCTCAAAGAAGCAACAGGTATGCTAGTGGAACCGACAGGCAATACTGCAGTGTTTACAGTAGTATAGGTGCGGCTCTTCAATGATACCTGCTGTACTGCAAGAGTCTCCCTGTTACCACTATTTTCGCCCACAAGAATGTTGTATGGCGTAGCTAGCGGAAAAGCAGAGCCGTCTTCAAGTTCAAGCACAGAGCTACCTGCCAAGCGGTCAACGCTGAGGTTTGTTGGACCAGACAAATAGGTGGTAGCTGAGTTAGCTGCTACAGTCTGCTGCTTATGCACATGAGAATACAAATCCCAAACATAGGGACCTGCCCATACGTCCGCTACCGACCAGGTATCACCGGACATGTAGTTCGCGTAAAAACTCAAAGTGTCGCCGAATAGAATTGGGCTTGTAAGAGGTCTTGCTAGCTTGAGTATGTTTTCTTCCCTAACCAGCATTCCGCGTACAACAGCACTAGGCAAAGCAGAAACGCCTAGAGTAAACGCGTCTACTACCGTGTAAGAGACCAGCGTTACTCCATCAATTCTCAAAGTTCCAGTAGAAGGAAACAGTGCTGTGCTGTTGACTTTTATGGAAGTGGCACCCGCTGCAGCCTCTGTGCTGATCCACGCGTGCGGATTATAATACGTATACCGTATGTTTCCTGGCGTATGCTCTAGTACGCCAACTAATGCAAACGAGTTGGTACTAACTACAGACGTGTCAGTACCGCCTGGGTAGAATGGAGCGTTTGCTGTTGAACTGCCTGCCCCTGCAGCGCGTATGTAGCTGGCGGATCGCAGGTCGTTCTCAAGTGCATCTGTTGGCAGTAGAATCTCAACGTGGTCAGCGTCTGACTGTATAACGTCCCAGCCTCCAGACTTAACCTGGACCTGTGCGATACAAACAGTTGTGCTGGGAATTAGTACAGAGAACTTAGTGTTGGCAGCAAATACCTGCAAGTTTGGCAATTCCTGCTTCATTAGCACTGAGTTGTCTGATTCCTGCGCTCGGATGTACTCAAAGTTAGCTATGAGAACAAACGTATCACCAGCTACGGGTGAAGCAGGTAAGGTGTTGAACAGAAAGAAGGTGGTAGTGTTGTTGCTAGCCACGTATCCTACACGTCCAGCTAGAGCTGCGGTTACGTTTCCATTAAATCTAATAGTGAATCCGCTATAGGGTGAAGTAGTAGGAAGGGGACCCGCAGTAACTACTGTTGTAGTTGTTCCTCCAGTGGCGGTAAGAGCGCCTGATACGTCTCCTGAAAGTATTCCTTTCTCTAGTGGAAGCGTTGACACGCTGTCCATGTTTAAGTAATACGCGTTAGACTGTGATGCGGTCGCCGCTAGTAACGCATAGGCTCCAAGAGAGGAGTTCAATCCTGGGTGCGCGATAGGTGCTCCGTTTGTCAAAGAAATAAAACGAGCAGGAGCACTTGCAGCCGACTGGAATTCGTCAACATACTCATACTGCGTTCCCCTACCCACCACCACTGGATAAGTCGTGCCGACTGCAGTGGGGTCGGGAAACCCGGAGGTGTCGCACACAGTCCTAGTCACCTCCAAGGCGTCAGTCGGACCTATCACACCCGTTTCCCATTCCGCATTTACGGCTGGGTGGTTAAACACTAGAGGAGTGTCAAAGTACACTGTATTCGTGTACCGGTCGATGTAGCTATACCTTACTGTTTCCTCAGTCGGCAAGCCCTCGTCAATGACCATGGTGCCAACCTGTGGAAACTGCTTCGTGCCTACCAAAACAGCGTGTTTGGCGCCAGAGAGCACGGAGTTGGCGAAAGAAGAGCATTGGGTTACTTTAGGCCCCAACAGAATAGTTAGGATATCTTCAAACTTGGTCTTAACCTGTTTGTACTGTAGCGATATTACCTTAACTAGCGCACGCCAAGTATCATCGTCGAACCCAAATGGAGGTCGCTGGATACCTAAGTTTGAGGAAACTACGTTTAAGTACTTTCCATCTGCGAAATCAAGACAAAGCTGATCCCGAAGCTCACCAATTGCAGACTGTGAAACAGAAGTGGTCATAACACCTGTACTAACGTGGCTCCTGAAGCATCAAACGGAACTGGGAGTTCCGATTCTAGCACAGTGACATTTGACGTAGGAAGCAGGACTCGGATGTCAGCTAATCCAGAGACTGTAAATGCATTGTCGATTATTTTGGACACTATAACATCTTGCCCTATGCGTAACGACGAAACATAGGACTCAATTACGGAACGAACCAATGGTGCTAAAGAAGCCTCGCTAAACCCCTCAGCGGCCGTTATACTAGCGATTACATTGATTCTCTTGATTGTTGGCTGTTCCACTGAGAGGAATATTCCTGCCGCCTTAACACCAGGGAAGTTAACCGGGTCGTCCGGGTCGCCTTCCATGACTTTTTGTACCTGCGCAATTAGATTTGTGTAGTACGAATAATGAGCAACCAGCTTAGTGCCGGCTACGACTCCACCTACGTCGGTTAGCTGTAGTTCGCCAGTGCCTTTGTTTAGCTTGTAATCTACATCGCGAACCAACAAAGACCAAATTCCTGAAGGCGGGCAAATCCATATACGCTCAGTATTTCGCACAACAGGAAAGTTAGTTAACTTAAATCTGCGTTGAGTAGCCTCTGCTGCGTCCGTGATTTGATCTACAAAGTTTATGATCGAACCCAAGGCGTGCGGAGACGTAGTGGACGAGGCTAGGGTAAGAACGCTACCGTTATTTGAGATGTAGCTTACTAGTTCTATCGGATTTACGCCGTCAGACTCTATCAACACGTAACCAGAGTTTGGCCAGTCAGAAATGCTCACAGGTTGCAGTGAGCTACCGCCAAGCAGCACTGCAGACGCTAAAGAATCTGCAGGCAACCCAGAAGTGCGGGCTACTGACCCTGTACCGTCATCTACGTACAGTACTACTTCGTTGCTGGAAAAGTCTTCAACTAAGTTAGAAGATACAACGCGAGCCTGTGTAACTGGATCCGTAATCCCTATCGCAGCTGTCTTTACAGCTAGAGGAGTTCCACGGCTCAAAGACTGAAGCTGTGCCAGTGCGCGTGTCCTGAACTCTGTGTCTGTCTCACGGTCTAAACCGCCTGCTGCCTGAGAGACGTTCTGTACTCCTGCGCCTACAAACGGAGGAGAACTAGGAAACTGATTAATTCTACCTGCACCTATATTTCCGCTGCTGCCTGAGGTGCTACACCGGACGAATACTTCATTAGATTCGTAATTTCCTTGTATGATAAACGCAGGTTCTACAGTGCTGTAGATCCTGGCAGACTCGGTCACGGTGGGAGGTGCTTGAAGCGTAGTACCTATGGTGATGGTGCGAGCTGACGCGCTAGGGGGCAGCGGCGCGCTTAATGTTCCGCCAGTTACGAAAGAGATTCTGTCACCTATGAAAATCTCATAAGGGGTAGGTGCAGACAGTGTCAGTACGCCAGTGGTGGCATTGTTAGCTGTGACCAGAAGGTTCATCAGCCTCGCAGTACCTTCACCTACTCTTATCGTGTAAGGGTACCCGCTAGTTGGAAACCTGCTGGTGTCAAATCCGGTGATAGAAGTAACTGCTGCGGGCGAATCAGCGCCTGCTCTCGTACGAACTAGATTATTGTCGTAGAACTTTGCGCGAGCAGTTGCGCTTTGCGCCGATCTCCTGGTTAGCCCAAAATCTGCAAGACGCCTGTCTAAGTCTTCTCCGGAAGCCGTAGTAAACGAAAACAAGTCCAGCAGCTGTACCATCTGAAAGTACTGCTCGTCGTCCTCAAGAGCAGCAGCTTCCAGGATCGTACGTATGACAGACCCTACGTTGTAATCAGAGATAGCCGTACGAGATTGCATGTATGCAATCATGTCGTTCAGTATCTGTTCAAATGTACGGGGCTGAAAGCTCATACTCAGAACCTACGAAGTGCGAAGCTGGTGGAGAAGATATCCTGTGAGTTCTGCAGTAGAACATCAGCGGACACAGTTAAGGTATCGGCCACGACGTTGAAGGATAGTTGACGTACGGTATTTACCCTGCGGTCGCTAATTAGCGTATTTATGGTGTTGATTCTAAGCTCGTTGAAACTTGAAGGAGTAGCCTTAGTTCCTATGGGGAACTTAGCACCAAATCTAGGATGTGCAGGCAGCTCTCCACGCTCTGTAATGAACTTTATACGTACAGCTTGTTCGACGTTGGGAATGCCTACTATAGAAGACAAATCACCACGCTGGTTAATTACTAGGTCGGTAAGCTCAGTACCACCTACGAATGTGGAACGAAGGCGAAGATCACGACCGTAAGAAAGCTGAACCGGTGTGTTTGCCTGTGCGTTTCCGTTAGTTTCATTGGTCGTCGGCTTCTGTGTTCCAACGGTCGCGCTACTCCTAGCCACCGCACTGTCCGCAGGGAAAAGTATGGTGTCCCCCGGAGCCAGCACACCAGGGGAAGCCACAGGCGCGGTAAATGGAGATCTTAAACGATTGAGGGCAACCAGTATCCGCCATCTAGATCGATCACCAAGCAATCTTGTTGCCAGGTCTCTGATGTCTTCTCCCTCTCCAACAGTGTCTGCGCCTACCGCTGCAGGGGTAGACTCATAGCCAATGTATGTCGGTGAGCTATCCGGTGCCCTTCTGGCAGTCGTTATAGTACCCGCAATCTCGTATATCGCTGAGTAGTTGTTTAAGATCAAGCCAACATCAGGGGTTGCAGATTCACTGGCAATGGGCTCAGACTGTATCTGAGCACAAACTATCTGAAGTCTACGGAGAGCACGGACAACTGAGTCTGCTGGTTCCGTTATCTCCGTTAACTGCGCGATGGCTACTTGCAAGTTAGTGGACAGGGTGGTGACTTGATTTAGCAAACCGCGCACTACTCCAAATGAAGTAGACTTAACCGCGTTCAATCCATTTATGACGCCAAGCGCGGGGCTAAGGATTGTGTTGCTAATGAAGGTAGAAAATCCTTGAAGCCGATTTAGCTGATTTGACACAGTAAAGAAGATGTTGAGTATGTTCTGTCCGTACTCCTGTACTCGTGATGCTATCCTTTGCCTTGACCGCGCGTCTTCTAGGGGATCTGGAGTCAGAGAGTATGAAAAGTCAAATCTTGCTAACGTCTTGAATGCAATAGAGTACTCATATGTGAGGGGAGAGTTGGACCCTTGGGACAGCTTAAAGTCTTCCGGCTCGACAACCCAATAGTCCGCGTCCTTTAAGTTTCTCCACAACATCACGACTCGGCCAGATAACGAATCACTGGCTTTTAAGTCAGAATACTTTCTAAATATATTACGCAGGAATATTATGTCATCATGACCTGTTTTCTCATCCGGAGAGATGGTGCGTATGCTGGGTGATAGTCCGTTACCGAGCACCGCACTCAATTGAGTTTCTGTGACTCCCAATACAGGAATTGTAGTTGGGGCAATCTTGTTTGGGCGTAATCCAGTTGTTCCAGAAATTCTAATAGCTTTCTGAATCGAGCCGTAAGATTCCACGTATTTGCCATGATCCTGTGTGTTGGATATGCTTGTGGCAAACGGTTCGTCAAATTCATGAACCTTTGGTGGTACACGAAAGAAGTACTCAGCGTTTTTAGTACGCTTACCAGGGTCTAATTCAGCTTCAAGTATAGCGTCCGTATTCGTGTCATACAGACAGATCGAATACAAAGATTGAATTAAATCGGTAAGTTGTGCACCTTGAACAGCTCGTGCGCGTTCCTCGTCGGATAAGGTTACTACCGTATCACTAAACGCTAGTCCCAGAGTTGTCTGTGTGCGGCTAAATGCCATTTGTTCATCCTGTGCGCGTTGTTGTGGACACGGCCGCTGCCAAGTTTGCTACCAGGGTAGCTACCGCAGTGGTTACTGCAGTTGCGTAGGCAGCCTCTACGGTGGCAGTTGCAGCAGCGGCAGCCATGTTTGCTGCAAATGCAGTAAACGCATTTGTGAACGGAGTACCACCAACCACACCTCCAAGAGTGCCTGTACCAAGATTTACTCCTGTAGAGGTAACACCGATGGAGCCTGGTGTTCCAGAGCTGCCGCCTAAGGTCCCAGCAATAGATACTGTGCCGCCGCTAAGGCTGACTGAGCCGCCTGTCAGCGACAAGCTAGTGGTGCCGGTAACGTCTAGCGTACTAGAGCTGCCTATAGTCATTGGGCCAGTGCTGTTGATGTCAGCTTGTCCAGTGACTGTAACACCCAAGTTAGTAGAGATGGTAAGGTCTAATGAGCCAGTAATATCCAGGGATGCACTACCACCAACACTGCTCTCTAGGTTCCCAGATACATCTAAAGTTAGGTCTGTTCCTACTGTAAGTGTAGTATCTTCTTCTGAATTAAGCAAGATACTCTTGTTGCTTAGAAGCTCAAACTGTTCGGGTACTTCTATGCGTACCCTGTTTTTCTCCAAGAGAATGTAGGTATTCTCTTTGTCTGGGGGGGACCCAACGTTCGCTGGATTTGTTTGAGGTAGTTCCGCGTCAGACTCGTCAAGAATACCTACACCGTTTGTTGGGGCATTCCAGTCCAACTCCAGGGTCTGTGAGGGCTTTATCCATGTCTTTATGCTGCCTCCTTCATCGTTGTTTAGGCTGCGCGGGAAACGCCCGTCAACCGGAGACAATGGCGTGCCAAATGAAAGCGATGAATTAGCAAGGTATGTAGACAGGTATACGTTGCCTGTTTTGGTTACCACAAACTCTACACCATTTACACGATGAAAACTTCTACCTTCCTGGGATAGGTAACTAGGTGCTGTGGTATCACTAGGATTTGCATTGCCGCTGGTCGCAGCGTCGTACGGATTTTTTGGATGTGGCCACCATCTAACGACAAAAGGATTGTCTAAACTTCCTCCCAAGAAACCCACAATACACCAATCACCGTCCAAATCATAAGGATTGATGTTGTTTATCTGATTGTTCCAATTCTGTCCCGTAACTACAGAAGAGCATCCTCTTGGTAGATTTTCGTGGTAGTCGTCAATACCACAATGCATGTCTGGTGTGATTATTACATTGTCCAGTACTAGATAAGAAGACCTTCCGTCCTCTACCACAAGAACACTGCAGGTGTGCAAATACCCGCGACGATCTGCTCGCTGGAAAGCAGACCGGTTTACATTAGTATCGGAAGGGTTCACAGCTAGTACGACACCAAGTACAAGACGAGTAAAGTTTAAAGCAGAATAGTCACGAGGGTCCACAGTCAGAGACTGCTGTGTAGTGCCTCCGTAGAGGTTAACAATCCTGTTCCTACCTAACGCCATCAGTCAACGTCTCCAATGTTAAACGGATTTAGAATCTCAACCAGGCTAGATACGTTGTGGCTAGCTTGTGGGTTTCCTTCAGCACCTGTTGCCAAGATTGATTCGGACCCTCTCAAACCAAGAGACTTCTCATTCGAAATCTGTTGTTGCTCAAAGGCACTTCGCATTTGACGTTCGAATTCGGCATCTACCTCTGCTGTGCTAGCTTCAATCACAGCTTCGTTATATCTTGTGCCAACAGATTGTTCTTCTCCCGTTCCAGCCCACCAACCGGTAGTGCCCTTTGTATCTACTTCGTTGATGTCCTCACCCGCTCTTGCGACAGCGCTCTGTACTTGTGCGCTAGGGTCATCCGTTGCTCTACGCTGGATCTTCAACGAACGTCGCACAGATAGGGGGTCCGGTGATATGAAGAACGCGGCCAGTCGCGAGTTTGTTGTGCGCTGGGTTGATGTAGCATTAAACGTATTAAGAAAGGGAAGAACGTACACAGGATAAGGGTTACTGGGCTGTCCACGAGTAACGTGAAGTGTGGTGGTCATTGGTTGACCATAGCTCCAGTTATGGGCTACTCCTTCTACATAGAACGACATGTTTCTGTCAGGCAAATCCAACCTGTAACCAACCCTTATTTCTGGTGCTCCGCGCATTTCAATGCTGCCAGATAGGTACTCTAAGTTGTGCTGATACCAGTGGTCGTTAAGCAATGCCCAACGTGCCAACGCCCTACGTGTATCGGGGGTGTCTACCTGCCCTGGAAAATATTCTCTTGTTGTGGACTCTCCAGGATCTGGTTCTGTACTCTGTTCAGTGGGAGCCACCGGAACTTCCGGCAAATCAGGAAACTCAGCTTCGTCACCAGGAAAAGTTGCCTCTGGTGGTGGGTCAAGTGCTGGAGAAGCTGCGTCTGCTGCGCTTGCCCCAACAGGCAATACCTTTCCCCATCGCTCGCGGAATACACGCACAGGGTCCTGGCTAATAGTAAGACTCTCTGAAGGATTTGCTGGGCGGTCGTTAGACACAGGAAAGCCTGCTGTAGCAGTTGCTTCGTC